CGGGGTTCTGGATTCAGGTTACAAATATCAGTACGACAAATATAATGACGTATTCCACTATGTACCATTGAACGGTGATGTTGCAGGTCTGTGTGCCTTCACAGATCTGAACAGGGATCCTTGGTTCTCACCAGCAGGATTCAGTCGTGGAGCAATCCGCAATGTTGTACGGTTGGCCTTCAATCCCAACCAAACAGAGCGTGATGTTCTCTACAAGAACGGAATCAACCCAGTTGTGACGTTCCCTGGCCAAGGTACAGTGCTATTTGGCGACAAAACATTGTTGAACAAAGCCTCGGCGTTTGATCGAATCAATGTCCGTCGTCTGTTTATTGTTCTCGAAGAGACCATCTCTAATGCAGCTCAGTCTGCTCTGTTCGAATTCAACGACGAGTTTACAAGGGCTCAGTTTAAGAACCTAATCGAACCATTCCTGAGGGATGTTCAAGGTCGTCGTGGTATCACAGACTTCCGTGTTGTTTGTGATGAATCCAATAACACAGCACAAGTGATTGACAGTAACAGCTTCGTTGGCGACATTTATGTTCGTCCGAATAAGGCAATCAACTTTATTCGCTTGAACTTCATTGCTGTACGCTCAGGTGTCGAATTCACAGAGATCTCAGGCTAAGGAGAAACTAGATGGCATTTAATATCGAGCAGTTTAAATCACAAATGGCGCAAGGCGGAGCTCGCCCGTCCCTCTTTGAGGTGACGGTGCAAACTCCTCCTGCTCAACAGCCACAGATTCCAGAAGACCTTCGGTTCTTCGTCGAAGCTGCAAACCTTCCAAGCTCAAACCTTGGTCTGATCCAGGTTCCTTACTTTGGGAGGATTGTAAAGCTCGCAGGCGACAGACAGTTTGAGCCCTGGACGGTTTCTGTTATCAACGACGAAGACTTCAATATCCGCGACGCTTTAGAGGGTTGGTCTTCACGGATAAATAACTTGCAAGCAAATATCCGTACCTACGGTCGCGAGCGGGATTATAAGTCAACAGCCACCGTTACTCAATATGGTAAAGATGGCAAGAAGCTTCGGGCTTATCGTTTTGAAGGTCTGTTCCCACAGCAGATCGGTGCTATTGAACTTGGCTGGCAGAACATTGACGAAATCGAACGGTTCCAGGTTGTTTGGGAATATGATTATTATGTCCTGGAAAACGTAGGCGACGTTGATAACATTCTTCTTGCTGACGTTCAAAACCGTCTTAGCTAATAGAACCCTATTAGTGACAAGTGCGTGATATTACTATATTAAATGAGGAAACACTAGTATGGAACTTTTTGGTTTCGAAATTAAGAGAAAGCAACCGCCTCTTCCTTCTCCTATTCCCAAAGAGCAGGAAGATGGCTCGGTTGTTGTCTCTGAAGGCGGTGCATACGGCACTTATGTAGACTTAGACGGAACAGTACGTTCCGATACCGAACTAATCAATCGTTATAGAGAGATTGCTCAGAACCCAGAAGTGGAATCTGCAATCGATGAAATCTCAAACGAAGCAATCATCTCCGATCCAGAAAAACCAATCGTAGAAATTGATCTCGACGCTATTGCTCTTGATGATAACGTCAAGGCAATCATTGAGCGTGAGTTTAAATATATCCTGGAACTTATGGAATTCAACATCTATGGGTGGGAAATATTTCGTAAGTGGTATGTTGACGGTCGACTGAATTATCAACTGCTTACAAAGGGTAGCGAAGCAAATGGCATCCAAGAGGTGCGTTATATTGACCCACGTAAGATTCGCAAGGTTACAGAAGTCGGTAAACAAAAAATAGGAACCCAAGCAGGTACGCAGACGAAAAAAGAATACTACATCTATTCGTCAAAAGGATTTACTCGTTCAGCTATTGGTGCGCAGCCTTCAATTTATGAACATGGCCCCACTGTTCGTATCTCAGAAGATTCTATTGTTAATGTAACATCTGGTATGACCACGACCAATGGTAAGACTGTTTTGTCATACCTGCATAAAGCTATCAAGCCAGTTAACCAATTGCGATCTCTAGAAGACTCGATGGTAATCTATCGTATCTCTCGAGCTCCAGAACGTCGTGTGTTCTACATTGATGTTGGTAACCTTCCTAAAATGAAGGCCGAACAATATCTGCGCGATATCATGACCAAGTTTAAAAACCGTGTAGTATATGACGCTACAACTGGTGAGACTCGGGATGACCGTAAATTTATGACCATGCTTGAGGACTTCTGGTTGCCTCGTCGAGAAGGTGGTCGTGGTACAGAGATTACTACTCTGCCAGGTGGTCAGAACCTTGGTGAGATTGAAGACATCATGTACTTCCGCAAAAAATTATTTGCGGCCCTGAATGTACCTCTGACACGACTGGAGCCAGGTGAAGGATCATATACTCTTGGTCGAGCCACAGAGATCTCTCGAGATGAAGTCAGGTTCACTAAGTTTATTAATCGTCTGCGTGCGCGCTTCTCTATGGTGTTCACAAAGATCCTTGGTAAGCATCTAATCCTTAAGCGAGTTGTTTCTCCTGAAGATTGGAAGCTGATTAGCAACTATATCAAATATCGTTACAGCCACGACAACTATTATGCAGAGCTAAAGGACACTGAAATCCTAAGAGAACGTCTCGCTCTGCTTAATGAGATTGATCCATATGTTGGTAAGTATTTCTCTATGGAATGGATTCGTGAGAATGTTCTTCGTATGTCTGATAACGAGGTAGCTGAAATCATGAATGGCATTCAGCAAGATATACCACTTTTACAGCAGCTACAACAAGCACATGATCAAGAATCAGAGCAATAATTCTCTAGATTGTTTTAGCATAAGTATATAACGGACACACAATTAACGCAGGAGATATGCGAGATGAACGAAAACATCAGAAAAATGGTCGACGCAGCGATTGTTAATCGGCCTGTTGATTTTCGGGAAGCATTCAAAGAAGAGCTCGGCGCTCGTATCATGAATCGTATGGCTCAAGAGCTGCCAGAAGTTGAAATGGAAGAAGAGCCTGAAGAAGTTACTGAAGAGATCGAAGACGAAGATCTTGACATCGACGAAGAAGATCTCCAGGAAGCAATGGATGAACTGCTCGAAGATGAAACAGAAGCTGTAGAAGAAAGTGCTCAGTTTAAAGAGCCACCTAAGGTAGCTGATAAGACTGTCGATTATACCAAAGCCAATTCTGTTCTGCAACAGATTCGCGATAAAGCTCAGAAGCGTTTTACTTCCAAGCATATTGTTAACAAGGTAGCAGATCGCAATGGTAATGGTGACGATGTCTTTAGTGCAACCAATGTTGGTTCTGTAGATCGTCAACCTGATCACGGTTACAATCCTGGCGACGACACAGAAGTATATGAAGAGACTCAGCTGGAAGAGCGTAAGCTGACTAAAGCTGAAATGGAAAAGCGTGAAGAGGTAGCCCAGGCTATCGAGCGTGACAATCCTGATATGCCAATGTCTAAGAAAATGGCTATTGCAACCGCCACAGCTAAAAAATCAGCATAGGGATATACTGAATGGCATTCCGATTAATCAATAATAGACGAGGTGGTACAGTACACGTACTGTTTACGTCTAATTCATCATTGACTATTGCAGGTAACAGCTCTGTATCTGATATCGCAACAGGCAATGAGGTAGTTGCTGGATGTTCTGTTCTTCGAGCCTGGTGTGGCTCATCATCTGGCAATGGAGCGTACTGGACAGTAAAGCGTGGTGCTAATACCATAGCAGTGCTTGATTCGACAGCGTTTATTGATTATGCAGGAAACGGTGTTTCGATCAATCTCGATTCGAATGCAACGCTGGTAGCAAATATTCAAGGTGCTGATCTGACCGGTTCCCTAATTCTAGAGCTGAAGAAGATTGGCGCCAATGGTGAATCTGGTCCAATGCTTCTGTCAGATAATCCATACTAAGGGGAAAAAGATGAAGCTAATCGTTGAAAAGGTAAACGACGACATCAGCGTTCTCTCAGAATCTACTGATGAAGGCGCCAAGAAGCGTATGTATATCGAGGGGGTCTTCATGGAGACTGGCCCCAACCACAATAAGCGTTTTTACGATATGGACACTGTTCTGTTGCCAGAAGTAAATCGCTACATCACTGAAAAAGTAGAAAAGAACCGAGCTCTTGGTGAACTCGGTCATCCTCCGACGCCAACTGTTAACGGTGATCGGGCTTGTATCAAAATTGTTGAGTTGCGTCAGCACAGCCCCACAGCTATCTGGGGCAAGGCTCTTGTTCTGAACACGCCAATGGGCCAAATTGTTCAGAGCATGGTTGATGATGGCGTCGAATTCGGTGTTTCCTCGCGAGGTCTCGGATCGATGGTTTTCAATGAGTCCACTGGACTCAACGAAGTACAAAATGACTTTAGATTGTCCACAGCAGCAGATGTTGTGACAGATCCTTCAGCTCCTAACGCTTTTGTTCAGGGGATCATGGAAGGAGTTGATTGGCTGTATCAAAACAACGAATACGTTGCTATTGATGCTAAAAACCAAATCGAACAATCAGTACGTAGCAGACAACTTTCCGAAGAACGTAAGCTGCAACTGTTTGAAAATTTTCTAAAAAACCTCGTTTGATAAATACACTGTACAAAGATACTACTGCCTAAGGAGTTTTTCAATGTCAAGAAAAAAAGTAATCAGTGAAGCAGAGCAGGGCG